AAAAGAATAGTATGCCCATTTACACTTTTAAAGATAGGGATACAGATGATATTGTCGAGTTTACTTTACGCATTTCTGATTACGATAACTTTCTCGCCTCTAATCCTAATCTTGAGCGTTATATTGACAATGTTCCTGGACTTGTTAGCGGGGTCGGAGGAATAAAGACTGACTCTGGATTTAAAGAAGTTCTCTCAAAGATATCAGATGCTCACCCAAACAGCCAATTGGCTGATCGCCACAAAACCAAATCAATTAAAGAATCTCAGACAGACAGAGTATTCAATAAACATTTCGGCAAATAATCTTGCGCACAAAGCATTTCACACATAAGCCATTTCCTAAAATAGAGATACCTCGAAAGGAAATAGATGGAAAACGCTATTATGTTACTCCAGGCGGTGACCACTATCGTTCTGTTACTACTGTTCTTTCTGCTCTAAGTAAAGAAGGTATTGATAAGTGGAGAGATAAAATAGGTCATGAGGAAGCCAACCGAATCTCTAACAAGGCATCAACAAGAGGTACTAAACTTCACAACATGATGGAAGATTATGTTGGTAATGTTGAAGACTTTGCGTTGAACAAAATGCCTTCGACCACTTCGTTATTTCTTGATTTACAGCCATATGTTGACAATAATGTTGAAGAGGTGTATGGTATTGAATATCCACTGTATTCAGATCGGTTGAAAGCTGCAGGAACTTCTGATCTTATATGCATGTATAATGGTAAGCCTACCATTCTTGACTATAAGACAGCTAACAAACCGAAGCAGGAAAAGTGGATTAAGAACTATTTTATACAGTCAACAGCATACTCGATGATGGTAAAAGAGAGATATGACTTTGATATTGAGCAGATTGTGATTATGATTGCTGTGGATAACGATAATCCACAGATCTTTGTGAAAGATCCAAATGAGTTTGTCAAAGAAACTATCCATATTTTTGATACCTATTAGTATTATAGGATGCTCCTCTGTTCCCAAAGAGGAGCATGGTTCTATTTTAATGGAAGATGTTATAGTTGAACGAACCACAATGCGATCAACAACACAAAACCCTAGACCCAAACCTGGAAGCGCTTTAATCAATGGTGATAACATTAGTGTGGGCACCCTTATTGTCAATTCTCCAAACGCAAGAGTTGATAACTCTCCCAGGTCTTGTAACTGTAGAACCAGTAATAGTTACGAAAAAGACAACGACTCAGATCGTGATGCTAAGCTGTTTGGATCCTATCTTTTCCTCACTCTCCTGGCAGTCGTAACAAGATAATTACTATTTTATTAACTGTTGACTTTATTATTTAATGTGTTGATGATCGACTTTGTAGTTTGACGTTATTATCATTTTATTATGGAGATTCATATGACAGCAGTTATCAATGCAAAGCAAGTTCTCAAGACCTACGGCATCAAAGGAGAATCCGTTGTCCGAGCTATTCAACAAGTTGGTGAAGATATTGGCCTCTCATCAGACCCTCTCGCCTATGCAAACTCTCTTATTTCAGATCTTGGGGGTACTGATCAGTATGATCTTGCTTCAGCTCGTATTATCGCTAAAGCTCTGGTAGAGCAGGCAATGAACCAGGAAGAGTATGACCGTCCTGAAGCTGTTACTATTGCAGATCAGAAGCTGGAAAAGATCCGTAAGGATATGCCTTATGTGTTTGCAGAGTCTGAAGCTGCTGAAGATAGTATGTCTTCAACCACTTCTCGTAAGGTCAAGATCAAGTCGGTCAAGACTAACGACAAGAAGCCTAAGGCTAAAGCCATCTTTGATGCAAACAAAGATAAGACCAACGGTGAGATCGCTCAGATGATTGCAGCTGAGCTTGAGATCACATATGCTAACGCATACTACTATGTTTCACGCGTGTTCAAGCGCTAAGAGTTAATGCAGTACTTTCACCCTGACTTCGGTCAGGGTTTTTTTGTTTCTACTATGTGAGGACTTATGTCATTCTTTACACTCTCAGACCGTAACGGTCACTCAATTACATTTAATTCAGAACAGGTCACCCATGTTGCAGATGGTGTTGAAGAAGGAGCTGGTGTCGCAGTCTATCTTGTTGGTGGTGGATGTGAGATAGTTTCTGAGAACTATCTTGAGGTTGTTGGGATGTTGAAAGGTCTTCACAATGGATACTAACGACGAACTGTCTCGTGTCCTAAATAGGATCAAGAAACTTCAAGAGTGGGAAGTTGTTGTTAAAGTACCAGAAGACTTTCAATTCTACGGTGTAGTACCGTACGACATTAACATCACAAACGGAATTGCTTTTGTTAAAGTGATTGCTGCTACTCTTGAAGAAGCTACGATGAAAGCAAAGAACTATTTCAATGGGCCGCAAGAAGAAGATCCGACCTGAGAAGGAATGTCCAAGATGCGGTACACTTCACATCAAACGAGGAGTGTACTGCAGCTACAGCTGCGCCAACGTT